TTCCAATTATTTTACTATACCTTTGGATTCCTATAGAATATACTGTTGCTCATATCGCAACTAGCATATTTGATAACCTTCTCATAAAATCAATACTATGTTTAAGTTTAAAATTGGTAAACTAACTATACAACTACTCCCACCCAAAATAACCTATAATATCTAATTATGAAATTGGATTTAGGTTCCTTGTACGGGTGTGTGTTGGTATAAGAAAGGGATTTTCTAAAAATTACGGAATTTGCAAAAATTACCCTAAATAATTATTTTTTTACCTAAATCTGACGAAATTACTTTTTTTTAAGACTTTTTTTGCTTTGTTAGTAACTTTTAGCGCAAAAACTTGTGTAAACCAAGAGAAAAAGCAACCAAATAACAAACTTTTATAGAAATTAATTTTAATCTTTTAAAATAATTTGCAGCAGAGGTTTTTAGTCTCTGCCGCTTATTATTTAACACCCTAAAACGAGAAACAAAAGAAATAAAAATGTAATTGTATAATCGTTAAATGGTATTGAATCAAAATTGTTTTTGCTCATAGGCTAGTGATTTTAGTTAGTATTAATTTTATTTTTATCGTATGTCATCGGCATAATGAAAAGAACCCGAATAGTTGTTGTAAACCGCATTATTTGCGTTTACATATTCGTCGCGCTCGTCTATATATTCTCGGCAATCTTCACAAAGATTTTCGTTGTCTAAGTCTGAGTATCTCATGTCCTCCTCGTCAAAATAATCCCCGCATTCATCACAACAGCAAGAATTAGAATTTGTATATTCTCCGTTTGTTTGGTCTAGAATTTTTACTGTGTCGCTGTCGTCTATGCTTAAAATCTCGCTATCATCAATAAATTTGAATGTATCCATATAAGGATATTTAGAAAGTGTATCTTCGTAACCTTCAATATTAACAGCAAAAGAAGGATAAGAAAGTTTGCATTTAAATATAAATTTTTCTGTGTTATCATACTTATTTAAAATATAACTTTCTATCTGTGTTTTATTAAAAGCTCTTAATTCGTCCGCTTTGTAATATTTTCTAATCGTCTGATATAATTCAAACTGTAATTTTGCAAAGCTAGAATTTTGTAATTTATTATGTATGTATATTCTATCTAAAAAATATTGTTTTGTTGTTACAGTTTTTAGAATTTCGCCTGTATTCTCGCAAATAGTATTTTTGTTATATGTTTTACACCACAATAAACCCCTCGCTAGGACTAAATCCTGGGTTTTGAAACCAACTATTTTGACCGTTACGTTATTAGTGTGGTGGTCATTTATATAATCATATAATTCAAAATAGCTTTCAAACTTTCCCGCCATGCATGAACCGTTATAATTTTCGGGCTCATTGGAATAAAAGCCGCTTACATCATCATCAGAAAAGAAATTATAATCTAAATTTTGTTTTAGATAATCGTCTATATTATTTACAACATCATACATTTTTTTGCTTTCATCAGATGTATTAACAACAAACAATTTTTTTAATAATTTTTCGATTGAGGTCGCTGTGAAATATTTGTTGCGCTGTTCGTCTGTTGGTATATTACCTATTTTAACGCCTGTATTTTCTGCAATACCGTTAATTTTGCCCTGTGATATATATGAGACCTTTAAAGGGTCGCTTATCGCTTGCCCTATATGTTTGTATGTGTTAAATTCTTTATGTAGAGGCAAAAAGATTTTTAAATAATTTATACTATCTAAAATAATATTTTGTTTTTGTGTTTTCATTGGTTTGGGTTTTAGTTTAAAAGATTAAAAAATTTGTGTTATTGTCTCTAATAATATTGCGCCCATCGCCAAAGAAAAAACGCCAAAGAATAACACTAATAATAATTTTTCAATATTAGATTTTTTATTAACCGTTTCAATTCTATAAGTATTAAAAAAGTCTTGTCTGTTTTTGTTTAATCTAGTCATTAACTCGGAATACGTCAAATTTTCTTTTACTCCTGTAGTGATGTTTTTTAATATAAAGTTCATAATTTTTTTTTTAGTTTAATAATATACAAATATACACTTTTATAATTAAATATACTATTATATATAAATAATTTATATATAATATTAACATTTATTTGTTAATTAGTCAAAACTTGAAAATTCCTTCTCTAGTAAAATTCGCCTATTGCAATAATAAAAACTTTTAATATCAGTATGTTACAGCTATATGAAATAGGCTTAGAGGCCCTTAAAATGGATAATTTTATTATTATGTTAAATTGTTGTCTTATAATAATTATTATGTTAAATAATGAAAATACTATGCACGCACAGTAAAATACTATGCACGCATAGGAAATCAAAAATACCATATATAGGTAGTAAGCATACCTAGCAGTTTCAGGGCCTTGGCAGTTTCAGGGCGTTGGCAGTTTCAGAGCAAAATAAAAAAAAGCCAACAACTTTTTTAGCTACTGACTTTTTTTCACACAAAAACAAAAACAAATCTTTTATTCTTTCATATATGTCTTACGTCTTAATATCTTATTTATAAGCGATTGGCTTACGCTGTACTTAATTGCTATCTGTTCTTGGGTATAGGTACCACTTTGATAGTCTAGCCTTATCTGTTGCGCCTCTTGGTAAGTAAACTTACGTTTAGCATATCCACCACCTCGTCTGTCTTTTCTTTCAAATACATTTACACTCATAATTTATTGTTTAAATAGTCGTCTATTGTTTGAATAGACTCATCAACTCCTTTAGTTACTCTAGCACAGTAGCCTACATCATTTAGATATGCTATCCATTCTTTCTGTTCTTTAGTTGGATAAGATTTTTTATCTTTTTTTATTTCAAGAAAAAGTCCGTGGTACCCCCCCCCTCCTATACCCCCCTCGTAGGTAGGCATACATATCTGCAAGTCAGGGAAGCCCTTGACATAGCCCGTGGCCTTGGCTTTCACAGCCTGTTTAAAAGACGTTCTAATACCTCCTAAGCTAGCGCAGTACTTAATCTTTGGGTACCTTAGTTGTAGATACTTTACGACTGCTTTTTGTACTTCTTCTTCTTGGTTTCTCATTCTTTAATTCTTTTCTCCATTCCATCATCTTGTTGTATAGGTCTAATTTATTTTCTTCTGCCTCTACATAGATGTTGTCTATTTCTTCTGATAAAAACTGTTCAAACTCTCTGATTTTTATGTTTAAATAAACAGTATAAAATAAAATAAGTAGCATAAATATAATCATAATTTAATAATTTGTGTTTCCATATTGGCCTTCTACATATATATTTTTAAACAATATGTCTAAGTCTTTATGTTTGGTTTTAGTGTCTCTTAATATTCTTTGTCTAATTGTTTTGTTTTTTTTAATTAACTCAACATTGTTTGTGGTAACAAATGTATCAATTATTTTGAATTGATGTCGTCTTATGCTACCTTTTTTACGGTATCCATACTCTATGATAACTCTATAGATAGGGCTTACCATTATAACTTAAGTCGTTCTAACTCAAACTCTAAGTGTGCTATAGCCTTCTTAATACACTCTTGAGGAGACTTATGTTTGTTTGAACTTCTTAGAAGGTAAGTAGTGGCTGTGCCTATGTTGTAAGAAAGCTCAAAATCTTCTACAACCTTACGAGCTTCGTAACCGTGATGCCTGCCTACATAGTAGTTAGGTATTCTACTGTCTTCTTTAGTATCGTCTGTATTTCTGTCAAATTGGTAGTAGTATTTATTATGTTCAGTCATTTTGTTGTTTGTTAAATTTATAATTTCTTTTTAATCCTCCTTCAAATAGCTTGTTAAAGTCTTTTACGCTTACACTTTTGTCTGTCAAGTACATATTAGAAACAAATAAAAATGTAGAAAAATCATCTTTAAGCAAGGTTTTTAATAGCTTTAGTTTCTCTTTATAGCTTTTATTTATTATTTCTTCGTGGTCTCTCATTTAATCTATCGTTTTCTAATCCTCCTGTTCTTGTTTGAAATTTATTTGTTTTCTTTTCAAATTCTTTTATGTTCTTTTCTAAATCGTTTTGTTCTGATTTAAAAGTGTACAAAAAATAAAAAAATCCTGTAAAAAATCCTACTGCAAAACAGCTCGTGATTAATAATATAGGCTGTAGTATATTAAGGTATAACATAATTTATTTATTAGTTAGTAATTTAGGTTGTGGTCTATAGTGTAATACATTTTGTGGGTCTTTGCCTTGGCTAGTCACTTGATACTCAGCGTCCCACAATATATCACGCCAAGCTTTTATCCATTTATAATATGTCTTTACATTAAGAGCAAACAGGTCTGTGTTGCGCACACCATTTCTAAATGCGTTTTCTATATCAGTATAAACTAAACTCTTAAAGTCTCTCTTTAAATCCTCTGCTAATGATTGTGCTAACAATGCTATTTCCTCTTGAGGTTTAGATTGTCCTAGCTCTACAAATGTTTTGCTAATAAGGTCAACACATTTAAAAGTTAAGTCGTCTTTATTTTCTTGTTGTATAATCATTAGCTTATAAGTTCTTTGTCAGTTACTAACACATCACCAACTACTACATCGTGAGTACCGTATATGTATAGGCTTGTAGCAATTTCATTGTATGGCAAATTGTTAATCTTACCTTCTTCATTCATTATCATTAACCTATCATCTCTTGTCTTTACAATTTGTATGTAACCATCTACAAATGATTGTAACTCTTTAAGGCTGAATGTCTTATTATTTTTTGGCTTAACGCTTTTAACGTCACCATAAGTATTTATTATTTGTGCTTTCATAGTTTTATTTTTAATATTACAAAGGGAAGGCAAGAGTATTAACTTATCGTTGGCTTATGCCTTTATGCCCTCCCTCGTAATAACTTGTTTTATTTATTTAGTTGCTGTTTAATTATATCCTTTGCTCCCTGCCAAGCATTTATCTGACTCTGCAGTTTGCCTTCTTTAACTTGTGTCTTATTTATGCTGTTAGACTCCCAAGTTCTTATTGATGCCTTCCAATCTTTCATTGGGTTTTTTCCAACCTTCCAACCGTTACTTTCATAAAAGTTAAAAAACTTAAACACATCTACTTTGTTTTGTCTTTCCTGACAATATAGCTCTAAATCCTCCATAGATGGCTTTTTAAAGCGTTTTAAGACAGGTTTGTCAGAATCTGATATCTCTGCCACACTTACGCCCTTAATGTTATATAGGTCGTATTTGTCTATTAGCTTTATAACTGCCTGATGAGGTCTTGAGTTGGCATTTAGCTCGCCATACTGAAACTCTATAAACTTTGGAACAAACCATCTCTCGCCATCATCAAAGATTCTTATCTGTGATGCAAAATGTTTTATAGCTTCCTTCTCGCTAATCTTACTGCCAATTCTAATTGACGCTACCTCAAAGTCTGTCTCCCATACTCCTGCGTGGTTACAATCGTCTAGTATATATAACCACAGCAGTTTGTATTTTGTAGGAAGGTTACGGATAAAACCTTTCTTCCACTTATCTGTATCTGTAAATCTCTTAGCCATATTATTTATTTTTATAGTAAGAAGATAGGTGGCTGTTTACTATTTGCTTATGAGCCATAGAGCCATCATAATTGTCAGACACATCTTCAAAGTCATCATAGTCATCATCTTCGTACTTTACTATAACATCACTATTGCAGTCGCCACAAAACCTAAACTCATCACCATACTCGCTTTCTTTTAGCTCGCCCTCACAGTAGTAACAGGTCTCATCACCATCTTCGCCTACTACAACCTCTGAGTCTTTTTGCATATCTTGGAACCAATAGTTTCTGCTAGCACCACTAAAGTCACCCCAATCTAAGTCGTTCCACTTGTTAGTGTATTCGTGTGTGTATAGCGTACAACCTAGCTCGTTGACAATATGGGTAATCATATCTAGGCAGTTGTTAGCGTCTAGGAACTCTACAATCTCTTGGTCTGAGTGTGGCGCAAAGTAACCGCAAGACATATTAGCTACACATACACCTATACCGTTCTCTGCTAGCTGACCTACGTCTGTGATAGCACCTGATGTTTCTTGATAACCGTACTTGGATATGATAGGCACAATGTCTTCTGCAAAAGCAAGACTGTATAGTGTACCGCTGATAGAGTTGACAAAGTCTGTGTTACCTCGTCTGTCACCTTGCAAGCAATAACCTACGTCTTTAAACCAAGACATATTAGCTTGTCGGCTACCTACACAACCTATCTCTTCTGAGTGAAAGAAAGCACACTTGATAATGTCTTGTGATAATAACATCTGTAGTGCTAGCCATATACCTACCTTGTCGTCACCACCTACACCTACTTGTGTACCTGATTCTGCATTAAATGCAAACAAACAGTTGTCGTCGTCATAAACTTTGTAGTGTTTGTGTATGTCGTGTACAGTATCTGTATGCGAAACAATGCAAGGGTAAATGTCTGAGTCACCTTTGGTTACATATATGTTGTTACTGTCTACTTCTATTTTTGCTGTGGGGACGTTCTTGATGCAGAAATTAATAATGTACTGTATCATCTGTTCTTCTTTACCGCTTGAGGTTTGAACTGATAATGTGTCTATTAGTAATTGCTTGCGTTTTTGTAATTTTTTTGTCATAGTGTTTTTGTGAGTGTTAGTTAGTAATTAGTTAGTTATACAAATATAAGAATAATATATGAAACTAACAAATAATTTTATAGTTGTTTTTAGATAATTTAAAGAGGGGGTTAAAAACATTTAATACAGGTTATATCATAGGCGTTGTGCCTTCCCCCTCTCTAAAATTTAGAATGGTAAATCTCCTTCTGTACTTGTATTGTCTACCGTGTCAGGTTTAGGTGGCTCGTAAGTATTCTCATAAGCATAGTGAGTTGCTCCTTTCTCAGAAACTTCTCTACGTTCTGCTATTGTAATATTTACCCAACCTCTCTTTGCCATCTTTTGTAGGTCTTCTACTTTAAAGCTTGCATTAAACAAGTCTCCATACTGTGTAGTAACTTTCTTGATACTACTTGCTACATAATTTTTATCTGCCATAATTTATTTATTTATTTAGTTAATTTAATTTTCGGTAATTTTTTAAAACATATTTTGTCATATCATTTTTAACAAATACTTCTTGTTTGTTTCTATAATCAGGAATTAAGTAAGTTAATTTATTATTATACTCTTGCCTGCCGCTATATAAAAAATAATCATTCATATCTATTGTGTTTTTTTTTATGTTTTTTCTTTCTTCTTTTAATGCTAAAAAACAATTAACAGCATTTATTCCTTCTTCTGTCATATATGCTACTCATTTTTAGACAACAAAGATTCTATAGCGTTAAAGTTTTCTTCACCATCTACTACTATAGCATTTGATTCTAAGTCTACCTCAACTATATCTACCACATCTTTAACGTCTATGTTAAGATAGTTAGCAAGTCTTTGCATTTGATAGTATCTTAAGTAATAAGGCTTCTCTACATATTTTTCTATTGTTGAGCCTTTTATATTTAATATTCTTCCAAACTTTTGTTTAGATATTCCTCTGATTCTTAGGATAGCTTCTAGCTCATTGCGTGAAGCCCTAACTTTTTCATAATTGTTTTTCATTTTAAAAGTATTTTGTTTTATTAATAATGGTTTTAATTTTATTTTTAGCAACTAAAAAATTAGTTTGATTGTCTTGATAAAACTTTTTAGTCTCATCACCTAGCAGTCTTTGAATGTCGTCCTCTATCAACTCTCCTAAGAACTTGTCTCCGTACCATACAGAGTATGTAAATGCTCTTGTAGGGTTTCGTATTATGCTAACTACTAAACATTCCGTTTTTGACGAACTGTTGGTATTGGTCTTTGGGGTCTGATTTAACTTCATTTTCTTTTAATAATATTATTATTTCGTCTGCTTCTATTTCACTAAAATCTTTATCGTAAATTCTATTTGCTATTTCTTCTTGTTCGTTAAGTGGTAGTGCGGTTCTTGGTAAGAGGCTGTCAATGTAATCTATCTGCCAATATTCTGCTTGTTTAGGCTTTCCATCAACAACCTCATCAAACCAATTAGTGTTCACTTTAAATGTGTTCTTTGCAGGTTGGACATATTCTATAGTCCTCTACCCAACCCACCACTTCATCTCCACAACAAGTATATTCAACTTCTTCTTCTACCTCTTCTAGTATTGTTGCTATAACTCTGTCTATTGCAGGTATGCCTGTGTGTTCACTTTCCATCATTAGTCTACCATTTCATCTTGACCAAACACTCCTTGCTCATAGAATCCTGCTATCTTAAGCACAACTCTTGACATAGCTCGCTTTTCTGCCATAGCAACAGGAAACTTTTTACCACCTCCCATTAGATTAGAATCAGATGCTTCACCAAAAGACATCATATTTCTAGTTACTTTACCTTGTTGTAGGCTTGCAGTAGCTCTCATAACTACCCAATCTTTTTCCATTACAACAGGTTCGTAAGCTACTTGTATGTTTTGTTTGCTTACTATCTTATCTATACCTGTTCTTGTGATAATAACAAAGCCTCTTTTGTCTTTGTATACATCTTCTTCTACAAGATTGTTTGCTAAGAATAGTCTTCTTAGTGCGTCTTTTTTAGTTTCTTTAACTTCGGGTTGTGTGTTTTTTATTTTCTTCATATTAGTTTTAGTTTTATTTAATTAATTTTAACCAAATGGTATGCTTGCCATTTTGTCTCTGTACTCATCTGCCTCCGCTTCTTTCCTATCATCTATCATAAAGTTTCTATAATCATAATCCATAATAGGTTCTTCAAATTCTTCTTCGCATTTACAACAAACGTAAAAGTTAAATCTATCATAATCTCCACGTTCTTCGTAGTCTGCGCCACAACAACTGCTTACTTGATATGCCATAATGTATGTGTTTTCGTTAATACTTAGTTAGATAATTCTATGCAAAGATACAGCTTTTTTTGTAAACACCAAATAATTTATAAGTTATTTTTAAAAAAATGCGGTTTAACCTAGTATTTATCTTTATCCTTATCTTTATATTTATCTTTATCTTTATATATAAGGGTATTAAATACCCTATGTAAAGGGTTACTTAAGGGTTAAAAATAATGTGTTAATCTTGCTACCTGACCGCTTTCTTTATCGTGAACAAAAGCCTCGCAAGCTTTGTATGCGCCGCAAAATCCTTTGCGTGAGTGCCAACTATCAGCAGATGATGGACTTCTCATATACTCAACAGTAACGCCAATATAATCTTTAGCGTCTAACCATTTGTGTTTTACTTTGTGATGAATGTGATGTAAATACCAATATCTAAATTTACTTTTGCTCCACATCTCAGGCTTTTCTTGCGCCATCAAAAGAGGTAATTTATCCATTTTAGCACCGTCTCCGTGTTCTAAACCAATAAGATTGTTACCATAATTATAATATTTTCTGTTAGCTACCGTTATATCAAAGCTAACATCTTCAGTTTTTCTAAACCAACTTTTTAATGTGTGTGCTAAATGAAAACCACTTTGGTAATCGTGATTACTCATACTATGTATAACATCTACAGGAGCAATTTGTCTTAATGTTTCTATACACTTTACATAAAGCATAAGAGCAATCTCATAGTGTTCCCACCACTTACCATCAGTATCTTGGTGAGTACCTTTTGTAGTTGTATTATACACATTATCAATGTGTAAGACATCATTACCTACACAAAATAATACCCTGTCAATGTCAAAACCTTTTGACTTTTGTATTAGCCCTTCTATGCCTTCTAATACTCTAACTACAGCAGTTTCACAGTCATATTGCTCTCCTGTTTCTAGCTCGTTAGCATACTTACCTATGTGAATGTCTGCAGGATTTATTACAAGAAGATGATTTCCTTTAGTATGTTTTATAGTTGTATAAGTAGGAGAGTATTCTTCTATGAAGTTATTTATTTTTTTAAAGATTTGATTTTCGTTTAAACCAAAATCTTCCTTTGTGACAATAGAGAATCTTAAATCTCCACTCATACTTTGCCAATGTTTTACACTAACAACATCTTTCTTATCTATCCCTCTTTCTTTTAAGTGTATATCTAGCGCAGTATTTCCATTAATGTTTTCTAAATTATCGCCTCTGAACTCATTAATAAGCTCAACTTCTTCGGCAGACAGCCTCAATCGTTTTCCTTTTAATTTTTCTAGCATAATTTATAATTTTAGTTTTAGTAAATATATAATAAAAAAAACCTTATAAATAGAAAGAGTGAGAAGTTATTAACCTCTCACTCTTAATTACTGCTAACTAAAACCCACTATGAAAACACTCAGAGAAGGATTACAAAGTTAACTATATTTATTTAATACGCAAATTATTTCTTTGCTTTTGCAGTATCAGCAATACCTTGTCCTAAAACTAAAGCTGCAATACTCATAAGAATATTACTTACCTCTGTTTCGTTTAATCCAAACTGCTCACTTAACAAAGTAGTAAGACAACCAATTATTGTGTACCAAAATTTCTTACTCTTAAACATTGTACCTAACAAAAACTTTTCAAAAAACTTATTCATTTTATCTATTTTTAATTACTAATTCAATTTTATTTTCCATCTTATTATCTATGATTGTTTTTATAAGAAGATTGTGGGCGTTTTTACTTTGATATATTACATCATCACCCCTCATCATTCCTGTTAAAATACAACCCCTACTATCTTTTGCAGAGTTACCACGGTGAAATAGTATATATGTCCTGTCAGGAACATTCTCTACAATAAGGTGTGTGTAATCTCTACTTGCGCTTTCATCAGCATATCTAACTCTACAATCATACACTCCTTTAGGTATGCAAGATATACCTTTTTGATTGTTTTTCCAAGGAAGTTCTAGTGTATGTGCTATAAATTCTCCATTTAAATAAAGCTTACCAATGACAGAAACATCAGTAAAAGCATCTCTTACTAGGAATAAATTACAACTATTCATTAAAAATAGCGTAAATTCGTACTCCTTTTATTTCTCTAATAAGTTTTTTGGTATTTTTAACCTCAACAACCTCGTCCATATACTTTGGATTTTTAGAGTTTAGCTTTCTTTTTTTAGCCATATTATGCAGTAACTGCTATAAATTCAACGTCACAAACTGCTGTATCTGCCTTTCCTAATACAGAAGTAATGTCAGCTAATGCTCCAAATGTAGAACCTGTAATAGCGTCCATTTCATTATTCATTAACAACAAACTTTCTCCTGCTGCAAGTTTTAACCAAAAACTATCAGCCCCATTATATAGTCTTAAAGTAACAAAATTAGTATCATCTAAATTAGTAACTCTAAAATATACATAATTTGCTGCAACTCCTGAACCTGCGCTATCTGCAGCCTCCCAATTAAATAATGCAGTTTCTGTTGTTGCCACACTCATTATTCTTTGGTCAACTTGTCCTTTAGATGTAAATACTTTATTTGTAGTGTTACCATAGGCAACATTGTTTAATGTATAAGATTCTGTTATTGTTACTGTTAAATCTGCTGCTGTTACTGTACTTGCCATATTATTTTCTTGTTATTATAAATTTGTAAATTGAGAATGTTATTGCAATAATTAAAGACACTGTAGTTAGTACCTCGTTTACTTCTGCTAAAGATATTCCTATTGCCCCTGCATTTGCCATTCCCACCTGTATCGTATCTTCTATTGTATCTCTCATTTTATGTTTGTTGTTAATTGTCATATCCGACTTCTATTCCTAATTTAAAAAACGCTGTTGATGCTATAGATGACTTTACCATAGCAAAAAGTAAATCGCCCCTTGTTAATGAAGTTTCAGGAGTTAAATTAGCTACTTTTACAACCTTGTCTAAACTTGATAATCCTGTAAAACTTATTTCATTTAAAAGTACAGGTGTTATTGCATCAGGAGCAGATGTAGCTGATAGTGATAGTTTGCATAAAGCAACAGTTATAACAGCTCCTGTAGTGCAATTACCTGCTAAAAATATTTTTCTTAAAGTACAAGCATTTGTCATTGTTAAAGACCTAACCTTAAAAAAATCACCACCATCTATAGTTGCACCACCTATTGCTGCTGCACCATAACCTTGTGTGTATGCATTTTCTTTTACATCAGCAGTCATGTCTGAACCATAATAATAATTAGCATTAGAAGCAGTTACATAACCCTGTATGTTATAGTTGTCTATTTTTATTTCACTTTTTTCTATCCATTGTAAGCTACCATCAGTATTAGCAGTTCCTGTTCCTACACTTTTGCTAAGTAAAGTATCATTGTTTGCAGACTCAAAACCTTTAGGGTTGTGTCTATTTACGTCTGTTAAATTTTTATGTTCGTTAGCTGCCATTTATTTATTTTTAACAATCATTACAACCGCAATTAATCCTATTATTTACATAGCTTGTTCCACAACCATAACAACCCTCTACTCCATTATAACCATATATACTATCATAAAATATCATACCGTGATTCTTGTATGTTCTGTTTAGCTTGTTAGGTTTATTGCTGTTATATGTAGGGTATAAACCTGCTTGGTCGGCACCATTTAAAAAATCCATCATATCATTTGCAAAAATCTCTGCTTTTCTATATGTGTCTTGTTTAAAAGCATTATAGTCTGAAGGAGTAATTATTCTTGAAAACTCATCTATATTATGAACTACACCACTAGAAGTAATATTGCTCATTATATCATTCACAACTTCAAATCTTGTAAACCAAGATAAGCAATCTTCTAAATAATAAGTCATAAATGTTTGATTAGCAGTACTTAAGGTTCCTCCGTCATTTTGTAGTTTTAATTCTTCATAAAACTTATCACCTAACAATGGCCTTAAATGTGCTAGCTCAGACAATACAAGTGTATTTTCAGAAACTAAAACAGGGTCTGTATTTTTATTAGTAAATGTCTTGCTAATAACCTCTCCCGCTGTAACTAATGTTTTGTATTGTTTTGTATTTGCCATTTTATTGTTCTAGTGTTATTTCTTTTGATTCATCTACTTCACCATCTCCATCATCATCTCTCTCCGTTACAATAATTTCTCTGTCTGCAACAAACATATCGCCATCTTCTAACATAGGTAAATCTTCATCTATCAACATTCTTTGTTCGTTAATAGTCAGTACCTCTCTAATGTCTACGTCATTAGCGTATGAGATTGGCGGCTCATAATGAATTTTTAAATCTTTAGGGTCATAGCCCATTTCATTATAAAGAACCGTTCTTATTCCATTTAATATTAATTCAGAAGTATCTCTAATTACAGTAGTCATTACTAAATCGTAAGCTATTCTAATTTCACTTCCTGTATTGTTCATTTTTCCTGAACTTACTATACCTGATAAAGATGGTTGCCATCTATTAGCGGTAATTATATTTTGGTCTGTAATTTGTTGTAACTCTATCCAACTTCCTTCTTGGTCGTCTTTTATTATTTGTACGTTAGCAGGTGATGTGTCCCCATTCTTAACTATAAATAATATTTTACCATTGTTACCTTCACCAACAAATTTTCTTTGTGCTTCCTTAACCATCTTCTGAGCTTCTTCTTCGCCCATATCTCCACTAATTTCTACAATAGCAGAAGGTTGAAAGCCATTTAAAAACTTAGTATGATTCCATTTACCTATTTCGTAATCTACTGCAATATGCTCTAGCGCAGCAACATAGTCAGGTAACCCATAAAAGTTAAACGTAGGCTCATAATCTTTAAAGTGTATTACAAATTTATTATGTGCTACTCTTGGGTATATAGGTAATCTATACATTTTATCCTCATTGTTCCAATACTTACACCAATCAGGATTTACATAAACTTCTTTTTTTGATTTAGACATTCTAACTGTTGTAGCGTCTAAGTGATAAAGGTTTACACCTCCATCATATTTTACACATTCCATATACGCATTACCAAACGTATAATAGTCATCTGCTAATTTTTTAAATACATCTCTTAATGATTCTTGGTTTGCATTTACATCTTCTATAAACTCTCTTAAAGGTTCGTTGTTACAAACAAACTTTGCTCCACTTGTAAATACAGTTTTTTGTGCTAAAACGCTTCTGTGTGTAGAAGATTTTCTTTTTAGCTCTGCTAAATATTGAGGAAATAAATTATCATTACCAAATGGAACCCACTTAGTAGATATATTATTTAAATTTTTTGGTTCAGTAATATTTGGTGGGATAGCTAAATCAAAAACCCCAAACTCAAATGTATTACTTTTCTTAGTCGTCTTTCTTAACTGACTTATCTTTTTTGTTTGTCTTTTTGATACTGCTTTCTTCATTAGATGATATTTTAGTAATTATAGATGTAAAACCTCTTTTTTCGTAAAGATAAGCTAAAGTTTCCTGTGAAGCCTCGTCCCAAGAAACAGTACCAAAATTTGATATTGAACTTCTTAGCCCTTTGTAATCTTCTTTTATTTTGTAATTTGACATTTTAGTATATATTTTTAAATACGAAGGTAAAGATAATATATTTATTACTTCACAATCACACATATTAAAAAGATATTAGCAGGGAGCTTTTAATAACCCCCTGCCTTATCTATAATTATTAAGATGTAGTCGCTGTTACGTCTCCTGATACAACTGTAATTGCTCCTGAATACTCAAGAGGTAATTCAAATTGTCTTGCAGTTAAAGTAACTGTAACTCCATTATCGTCTGCATAAGCAGCACCACTACCACCCTCAACACTTGTTAAGTTTGCATAAGTTTGATTTCTAGTCCAAGGCGTTGAACCTTGAGCTTGATTAGCATACCTATAACTCCAACCTACAACAAGCATTTTTCCTGAATTTAGCTCTACTAGAGCTACAGGACAAGCGCTTTCCAAATTTGTTAATTCGTGAAATCTTGCACCATCAACATTAGGAATATAAAAAGATAAAGCACACTCATAAGAAGTGCTTCCTCCTTCTTTTGCTCCTGTTATTGTAAGAGAGGCAGTTTCATTCTTAAACTCAAATCTAGCCCAAGGGTTAGTTACTGTTAAGCCTGTTAAGCTATGTGTAGCGTTAAGCGTAGTTGGCGCAACTGTTGCAACATTAGATAAATCTGTTAAAAGAATTTGTCTAATACCACCTACTGCGTTCATATCCGCACAAGCTACTAATAATCCTGAATCTATTGCCATTTTATTCTATTTTTTAAAGTTAATATTATGTTATCTTACTAAACTTCCTCCATTTACTAAAGAATTCCAACCGTATTGGTATCCCATTGTAAAGTTAGAACGGATATACATATTTTCAGAAACTTCGTCATAGAACATTTTTAGCTGTGTATCAGGGTCATTTACATTAGAACCAATAATTAAATTGTCTTTTGCAGAATAAATACAACCTTGAGTTGCTTGTTTATTTGCACCTGTAAATGAAGCGTGATTAAATAATGCAGGAGCATCAGCACCTGTTAAAGCTGCAAAAGCTACGTCCCACTCATACATAGGAACTAACTCTACACCTCTAAAACTTAATCTAGCGTAGTTTACACCTGATTGAGCCTCTGAATGTCCAAAATCAACTGCGCCATTAACTGCAACTGCTGTTAAAGCACCATAGTAAGCATTGTAAATATTTGGTGTTACAAACATTCTTTTTTCTGAAGCTGGAATTTGTTGTAATTCTGCTGAAGCAGTATCAAAAATTTCAGTTAATAAAGTAATTGCATCACTTCCTGCTATTGCAGCCCCTACAGTTACTAAATTAGTTTCGGCTGTAGTTGTTGTAGCAACTGCTCTCATTGTTGTGCTACCTGCAATAATTGCATTTCCTGCTGATAATGTTTTCCATAATCCATCTGCCCATCTGTAAGAACAAGTTGCTCCACTTGCAGTACCTACAGCAGTATTTCCTGCCCACATATTTCTTACTACATCTGATTGGATACCGTGTCTTACTCTGTTTAAGATTACATCTGCTAATTGAGTTCCTGTCAAGTCAGGCATATTTAATCCTGATTTGTAAGACTCAACTAAAAATTGGTCTTGAAACTCGTCCCAACATTGTACTTGTTTTACAGAAACATTAGAAACTGTAATTACTTTTTGTTCTATAGAAAATCCTGCAGGGTCACAAGTGTTAGCTGTTCCACAGCCTGTGTTTAGTGCAGTTATTCCTGACAGCTTAGGAGCCATCATTAGATTTTGTTTATATTTTACATTAGGATAGACAGTATAATTACGCATAATATCATCAGAACGAAACATTGGTTCTAATATGATTTTTGACGCATAAGACCCTGCATAAGTCATTCCTACTTGGTGTTGTGCTATATTTGCCATTTTATTTATTTATTTAATTTTAATTTAATATTGTTTTAATTTTGCTGCTATCGCATTGAAGAATACACTATCCTCATCTTCTTTTTTGTTATCAACTACTACAGGGTCACCATCAGTTGATAGCTCAGTTCCTTTAGCATCTGCTTTACTTAATAAAGCGTTTAGTCTTTCTACTTCCTGAGTAAGAGTTTCTTTTTCTCCTACTAATTCAGCAACAAAACTATCTAGTTCAGTAACTTTAGCTTCAAATCCTGTAAGTTTCTCAGAAACTTCTTTTTCATCAGCCATCATCACCTCTACCTCTTTAACATCTTCAGTTTCAGACTCATTACTAGCTTTTACTTTAGTAATAATTTCTTCAACTTTAGCGTTAAACCAATTTTTCAATTCTTCGGTCATTTTTTTACTTTTTAAATTAACACTTAGTTTATTTTGAATTTCCTTGTCTGTTATATTTTTAAACTTAGAAACGTCATATTTAGCCGCTACTTTAATAGCGTCAGAGATAGAGTCAATGAATCCTAAATTAAAAGCCTCATCAGCACTTAACCAAGTTTCCTCGTCCATCATTTCTTTTACCTTGTTATAAGGTAGATTAGTCTTTTTAGTATAGATGTCAGCAATTTCACCGCTTATTTTATCTAATAATGCAGCAGTCTTTCTTATCTCAGTTGCCTCACCCATAGCTCCACCCCAAGCATTGTGTATCATAAATAGTGAGTTTTCAGCCATAACGACCTCATCACCTGCTAATGCAATTACACTACCCATACTTGCAGCTATTCCTTCTATATATACTGTTGTTCTTGCTGTTCTTTTTTTAAGAACATTGTAAATTGCCATACCTTCAAACACATCACCACCTACACAATTAATGTGTAAGCTCATTGGAGTATCTTTGTATGATTTAATTTCTTCAATGAAACTTTGAGCTGTTAAGCCAAAAGTACCTATTTCATCAAAAATGTAAACGTCTGCAGACTTGCTAGACGCTTCTGCTTTAATGTTATACCAATTTTTATTCATAGACGCAAAACTATTTTTTAGTTTTCAAAAAGTTGCGCAGTTTTAGGAAAAAAATTTAGTATGTAATATTTTCAGATGGAGATTGCTTTCTTCTTTCTTTATAAACTATACTTTGTGCTTGCCTTTCAGAAATATTATATTTAATAGATAAGTCCATAAAAGTATAAGTTCTATTACCTTCATTAGTTCTGAGCATACAATCAAAATCATAAATTATCATATAGTTTCTTAACCGCTTAGGCTCTACTATACCTCGTTCTATTAAGTGTCTTAATATGTCTTTTGTAGTAGGCTCGTGCCATCTCTTTATAATTTCTGTTTCAGCTAAATCTATATAATCATAAACTACATCTACTTTATTTTGTCTTGATGCCATATTAATTATTAGATTCCCAAAATTTATTTACATCTTCCCAAAAAATTGTAACCGCCTGTCTACAACCTATACAACCCATTCTTTGTTTTATTTGTGGAAAATGCCTATGCCATTCTTTAAACAAAAAAGTTAAACCGTCAGGGTGATACTTACCAACAGTATCCATATGTTTCCTGTTAGTTTTTACAGCTTCTATAATTTCTTTTTTTTTTTCTTGTTCTATTTTATTGGCTATAGCTTCAACACTCATAAATGTTAATTTATATTATTCTTCCCATTTGTGTAAAGGACATTCTCCTTTATACCTTTTTGTTAATGATGCTTTTGCATCTAAAAAGCAAGTGCATTTAGCGCATCTTGCTCCTTTATCCCACTTAGGATATCTTAACATTAAGAAGTTTCTATAAAAATCGCACTTTTTGCACGTATCTAATCTATCTTGCTTTACTTTTTTACTAACAAACATATGTTTATATTTTAAAATGTGGCTTCCGCCTCTATTATACCTACGGTATTTTGACTGTCTGTTATATCGGCCTCAACCACTACTACCCTGCTATTTGAATTCATAGCTCCCATCATATTTTGTTGGCTTGTTGCATTAAATTGTGAGCTAGCAAAAGATGGCATATTCATTAAACCACCATCTGCAAATTTAACACCACCACCTGCTGCGTTCATAGCTGATAGCTGTCCTTTAAACATAGCTGTACTACGCTTATTTATAACAGCTTCTCCGCCTTCAAGCTCTGCCACCCTACCTCCTACTGCAAACTTCTCTCCACCTTGTGCGTGAGACCTTCCGTATACCATACCTCCATCTGCATATTTATTTACTATACCTCCATCTTCAAACTTACCAATTTGTTGGTCAATAAGCCTTCCAACAACTGCGCCTGCCCCTGCTGCTAAAACTAAGTTTAAAGGAAAGGGTACACTTTCAAATATAGACGCCATAAACCCTGCAACAGCCTCCATAATTTGCGCCCTTACTACAGACTTCATAGCTTCTTCCGCTGTTTGGCCTGATAGCATAGCTCTTTTTACATCTTCTTTAAAAGCTGCTGTTTTATCTTTTTCGTTGTCTTTTATTAATTTTTTTTCTAATTCATTAAGTTTTGTTAACATAGTCTCTCTATCAACAACATAACCTGATTGTGTTCTTAATAATTCTTTTATGTCTTTTATTTCTTGTTGTATTAATTGCCTCCTTATTTCTGCATTTTCTTTTTCAGTAGTCAAACCTAAATCCATTTGCTCTACTTTAAAAGCCAACAACTCTCTTTCAACATCATTTAATTGTTTTTTAGATTCAATAATAGCATTTGTACCCCTAACTTCTTCTTCAACAATATTACTATTTTGAACAGCAAATTCTATTTTTTGTTTTTGTTCTTCTTTTAATCTTAAATCAGTATCAAAATCTCTCATAGTTTGTGCTACATAAGCATCTTTTAATGCTTGCTCGCCCTCTCTAAACATTTCATTAGCATTTTTTTCTGCTTGTATTTTAGCAGCGTGTCTTGATTTTCCTGCAGCAGCTATTTCTTGGTCTAAACGATTCATTTCAATTTTTGCTCTTTGCAAATCTTGTACTGTTGCCAATTCGCTTTTTAAAGCTTCAATAACTTCTTCTCTTTTTTGATATTTTTTTGCTTCACCAAAAATAGTTTCATTCATTTTTTGCCAACTTTCATCTGTTTCTTCCACTTCTTTTCTTAAACCTAAAACATCTGTTGCTAAAGCTAAAAGCAGAGTTCCAACAGCAACGTAGGGATTAGCCAACATAGTAGCATACAAACTCTTTAATCTATTTATAAAAAGAGTTGTAGCAGTAGTTGCATTACCTGTGACTACAGCAAAAGCACCTGTAGCTATGTTTGCAGCTAATTGAACAGTTTTATATATACCAATAACTTTAGCTAGTTTAGCAACCCCTGTTATTATAGAGACTATTGTTTTGCTATTTTCAGCTAACATATTAAAAAATGTAGCTAAATTTTCTATAGCACTTTGCAGTCCTCCTGCAAAATCTTTCATTATAGATATGGCAAGACCTTCAAGCGCTGACCTAAATTTTAAGAAAGAACCTTGTAATGTATCACCAACAATATCTGCCATTCTTTGACCTTCACCACCTGCATCTAATAAGGCGTTTCTTAGCTCTACAGTACCGTCAGCAGTAGTTATCATTTGTTCAAAAGCAGCCGCTTGTCTTAAATCTACAACCTCCATAACATCTGCCATACTACCTCCTTGTTCAACAAAAGCTTTCATAGCAGGCACTAAATCATCTAGTCCGTGTATGGTTCTTCCAAAAGATTTAGTTAAATCAGAAGAAGGGTCTTGCATTTTAAGTAATATATTTCTTAAAGATGTACCTGCAATAGAAGCCTCTATACCTGAGTCTGTTAATTTAGACATAATAGCTGTAGTATCTTCTAAAGAGAACCCTGCTGATTTTGCAATAGGAGCAACTTTAGTCATAGATGTTTGAAATTTTTCTATATCCATAGCAGAACTTGCAAAGGATACAGCCATAACATCAACTACTCTTTCTGTTTCACTAGCGTCTAGTCCAAAACCTCGTATAGCAGCACCTGCGACAGTTGCACTTCTAGCCAAATCACTACCTGTTGCTGTTGCTAAATTAAGAGTAGCTTGTTGTGCGTTCATAATTTCGTCTGCAGTAAAACCTAGCTTAGAGAAATTTAATTGTAATTGACCTACCTGCTCTGCAGTAAAAAAGGTTGTTCTACCTAATTCTTCAGCAGAACTTGTTAGTGCAGCAAACTCTTGTTCTGTTGCTCCTGAAACAGCATTTACCTTAGCCATTACAAATTCAAACTCAGTAAAAGTGCTTACAACAGAAGACACAGCTCTATTAATAGTTCTAAAAGCAGTAACAATAACACCAATAGCTGCAGCTCCTTTAACAATTTGTTTAGCCATACCATTAGTAGCCTTAGTAGACTTAGTAGTATTGGTAGTAGATTCTTTTAAATTTTTGTTTAAATTTCTTAACTGAGTAGACTTTTCTTTTATAGCCCTAGAATTTTTTAAATATTGTTTTTCTTGCTTTTTAGAAGTAAACATTCCTGTTTTTGAATACTTTTCAGCTTCTATCTGTTCTTTTCGTAAATCTTTTAACTCTTTTTTTAAATCAGCAACTTTTTTAATGTTTTTGATTTCTACTTCTATTGCTACTTTTTTGTTTAATGCCATATCTAACTAATTGTTAATTGTATTACTTTACCTGATAAACCTAATCCTATTTCTCTTTCTACTGTATTATAAATATCTTCTTCTATTTGTTCTATTATTCCCGAACTTTCTGCTCTTGCAAAAGCATAGCCTATAAAATTATATCTTCTAGGAGCAACCATTTCTCCTCCTTTAGTTAAATATTGTGATGCTAATTGTCTTACAACAGATTCTGCAAATCTTGCCTCTTCTTTAGGATTGTTAAATCTAATTCCTTTTGCTGCTGCCCAACTTTTTATAGTTGCTTCATCTACATCAACACCCATTGATGCACCGTCATTTACTATCCACAAATAATCTAAATCAGAAGTTACATCTAAATAAAGATTACCAAACTGCTCATAAATATCTGAATAAAAAGAATTAAAAAGTTTTCCTGTAGCTATATGCTCTTGTTCTTTTAACTCATATTTTAATTCTTTAATAAAGTAGTTTCCAACCTTTTTTAAACCACCAACTATTATAGGATAATTTTCATCAGCCATACTAATCTTCTTCTATTGTATCGTTAATAGCTCGTCTTAAAACTTTATGAGAATTACCAAACTTATCATTAGCTACAATATCAATTAAATAATCAACAGAGTCTATGGTTATTGTCATATAAACTTCTAAACCGCTTGTAGCTGCAATTCCTGAATCACTTATTTCATTTTGTATATTAGGCATATTATATTTTTTTTACCAACCTTGATTTGGGTCATATGTTTGCGCACCACCAGGATTCCAACTTCCGTCATTTTGATTTATATTAGGAGTTGATGGTGCTGACTCTCCTATATCTGTCCACTCTACTAATTCTACTTTTGTAGTTTTATTTGCTTGCGGCATATAATCTATAACTTTATTAATTCTCCAATAACAGCCATCTATATATATTAGCTTTCTCATATCTAAATTTACAATATCAGATATTTTTAAATTAACCTGTACCGTTCTTACTCTAGGGTTGTTTACAATCATCTCAATCATTTGTTTGTAATATCTGTGATATAATCCCATACCTACTGTGTATGGTGTAGTATAAATTCCAATACTAGAAGGAGACTCGTTATAGTCTCTAACCCATACATTACCATAAGTTAATAATAAAGTATTGCTATCGTCTCTATTGACTGAAGTTGCTTGCGGATATACGTTAGACAAAACCCCACCACCTGCAGGATTGTTGTAAGTTATATGAACGGGCATATTGCTGTTAGCTATTATAGTTTCTGTATTTACAGACCAATTTTGTACTGTTGCTCTTTTTGGTGAAATACTGTTTTGTGTGGTTGCATCAAACTCTGCATCAGGAGAATATTTTTTCCAATATAATAGACGAGGTAAAAAATTATAACCCTTAACAGGTCTTTCCCAATCATTTTGACTTGTAGTACCTCCTGATTCTTTTTCTTGCCATAAAGCAGCAATATAAGGAGGGTCTGTTTGTGCTGTGACTGAATCTCTATCTTTTACACTTATAGTTCCTGCAAAGAAGGGATTTTCAAATGTTGTTGTTCCTCTTTCAAATTCATCTGAAAGCGTTTCATAATAAGGATAGTTATCTAAAATTCCATTAAAATAATTTATTCCTCTTTGTTCTACGTTTAAATCTGCACTATCTGTTTTGTATTTAAAAACCATATCTCTTTTAAAAGATTGCTTTACCCACTTGTCTACATATTCAACAGACCTATCTATTTTATATGTCCAATCAACAGACTCTTGCAGGGGTCTATAAAAATCATTAAAAGGCTCAATAGTAACTGTTTTAGTCATTTCATCTGTTTGAAATTGCAAGTTAAATGAATGAGCTATACCTTTAATAAAATCTATTTGTTTATAGTCTTTATTTATTACGTCTTTCAAATCATAAGTTTGACCATATTGTGCGTGAACAGGGTCTACAGATATGTTTATGTTACCATTATGCGACCTTCCTGAACTAATGTTTTTATCAGCAAACAAATACCAATCTCCTGTTAGTGTCGTTCCATTGTTTACAGGAACGGTAGTCTTTCCTCTAACCTTTAGTCTAAATTTGACAACATCTCCTTTGTTAAGATATAAAGTAGTTTCTGAATCTTCTAATTCTTTTGTTAAATTTAAACTAGAACCTCCATTTGTGCTTCCAACATTAAAAGCAAAATCTACCATACCTTCTGAGCCACCAACAGAATGAAATTGATTATCTCCTACTGTTTTTACCAATATGTCTACCCTAGCATATTTTGTTTTATACTGAAGGTTTCCTATACTTGTTCCTGCAGTAGAAAATGCAGCTAAATGAACACAAAAATTATTTATACTTATAATGTATTTTCCATATTCAGAAATTTTAAATTCTTTGTTATTAGAAGAATTCCAACCATTTGCAGGGTCTTCAGGAATTCCTGTTCCATTTAAAAATAAATTAAATCCTGATGGTGTTCCTAAAACTATATCTTCACTAATTATATCTGCATTAGAATTGCTAACAACTTGTGTGTATTGATTCTTGTAAACTAATTGACTAGAGGCATTTACAGTTGGGTCTAAATTCCAATATAGCTGTAAAGAAAAAGCATTATATCTAAAATCACCATTATTAAATTTAAAATTTGGTAAGGCAAATAATAGTCTTTTAAATGTTTCGCTTTCTATAAAAACAGAATTTATTGTATATCCTGCTTGTGTAAATATTTCTTTAAAAATATCATAAACCCATATACAAGGCCTCCAATCACAAACAGGCTCAGGATTTCCTATTACATTACCCCCTACAGTACCTGTATAACAAGTATAAGTTGCGGGAATGTTTGTCAAAAAAGTGTAGTCAGTAAAATAAGAATACCAAGTGTCTAATAATTGTATAGTAAAGTCATCTCCTGAAGAATTAAAATCACCATAAGTAGTTATAGGATATACAATAGCAGTAGTAGAGTCTGTAGTTGTAGACCTTTTTTGATACTGTGCATCATCATTATCCCAAGTAGACTTTATGCCTGCTTTATTAATTTTTAAATTTACACCCACGCCATTAGTTCCATCAGGAGCTAAACCATCAGTAGTTTTGTCATTTAGATATTCCCAAGCATCTCCATTAGTCCCTAAATCTTTTAAAAGAGAGTCTGCTATAATAGAAGTCCAACCAATATTATCTCCGTAAAAAACACAAGAATAATGAGTAGCATTATCTGTAAGACCAACAGAAGATAATTGTAAAAATCCTTCTATTGAAAACAAATTATTAAAAATTATTCTACAAGGTTTTTTATTTGTTAAATTATTTGTAGAATATGTTTCAGATAGGTATATGTTTTTATAAAGTAAATTATTGTTTTTAGTAGCAGGGATTTTAAAAGTTTTACTAAAAGTTCCTTTACGAGCTTCTATATCTTTTATATCTGCAATAGAAAAAGTTAGTGCTAATGGAAATTCAGAATGTAATGAAACATCTAAAGAACCAACAACACTTGCATTCCAATCTATATCTGCACCATCATACTTGTAATCTAATAACTCTATATTAACTACATTCATTAGTTTCTTTGTGTTTGTACTTTATGAGCTAAAGTATATTCTAAATTAAACTTTACTAAACCTGATTCTTGATTTAATGTCTCTACCTCGTTGTTAGTTATAACTACAGGTATGTATTCTTTAGTTGATGGTCTTTGAAAAGGGTTTACAGTATTGCCTCTAGCTGTTGCTTCTGTATCCATCTCTATCCAAACATTTGGTGATGTTATAATTTCTTCTAGCCATTCTGCAGTTTGTTTGTTTAAAGGCTCTGTAAACACACTATTATTTCTTTGTGCTGTTACATTAAGAACTTCTCTACCTCCTTTATATAAATTACCACCCCTCATTGTATTGGATATGTAGTTGTCATTATTGACAGCGGTTCCTCCTAATAATTGGTCATCTTGATACCAAGTCCTATCTGCAGATTTTGTTTCTATTGTAGACTTGTTTGCAGACAAACTTTCTGTTACATATCTTTTAGCTGTATAACTATCTATACCGCCAATTCTATTTAACCAATAAAATCTTACAAAGCCATAAGGTATATTAGCAGTTTCTCTATCTATACCAAAATATCTATATTCTGTTGCTCTAATAACAGCGCTTGTCTGACTTGTATATTGTAAATGTATTTTGTAATATGATGTAGAGCTATCTATTTGATTTGTAATTGTACTTCCTGAGTTATCTACAGCATTAGCATTTATGTAAGTAGGCGAAACATTTTGCACGCATACTCTATTTTGATTTAATCTAAAAACTGTTGTTCCTTGTACTTCTGTGTCTAAATTAGAATTAAAATCAGTTAAATACATTGTGTTTTGAGCAGAGCCATTACTTAAATATGTTTCTACTTTTAATCTTGCTTTTTCTGTTTGGTCTCCTGAATTACCCATATTTTTTTGCCACCAATATAACCACTCAGCTTCTTCATCTTCTCTTACTTGTTTTAAAAATGGCACATTAGTTGTTTGAGTAAAATTAGGACATAAGCTCATAAATCCTTTAGGATTGTTTGTGTTAGACAAAGATTTTTGTACTATATATTTTAGGTTATAATATATTGCATCTTTCTCAAATTGAGCAACAGAATTTATAACAGCAATTTTATTAAATGATAAATAACCTTGACCTGAGACTTCTTGTATAGTTCCATTAGCTAATATAACCTCAGGAATGGCCTCTACTAAAATATGCCTATATGTGCCATTTGGAGTTACATTATAATTACTAATTGTTTCTGTAACATTATCTTGAACTGCTGTTCCTCCATTCATACCCCCCCAATAAGAACTTTGCCAAGTACCTTTTTTAATTGGAACTAAACTATAAGAAAGCAAGTCTTGACATAAAGCGCTAATATCTATAGTAAACCTTTGATTTGGTAAGGCAGGCTGACCTGCTAAATAGTTTTTGTTTGCTAAATCTCTTGATTTTTTTATTGTTGCTATTAAATCCCACCCTGAATTTGTAACAGGATATGGGTATTGAGTGGTAGCATATATTTTAAAAACTATATTTACAATATCTCCTTTATTATTACTTGAGTTAAAATTACTAGCCGAAGGAGTTTCATCATCTTTTAATCCGTTCCATATTACTTGATAACGCATTTGTGTATGCGCACTCTTTAGATAGTTTGCCCTCCAATTATAACTCATATTAGCTAAGTTAGAAGTAGCTGTGTCAAAAGGCTGTATCCCTGCAATTATTGTTCCTTTATATCTTGCCATAATTAATATATATTGTATTTCTTGTTTAAATAACTTTTTATTTGTCCTATAGTATAATCGTCTAATGATGCGTTAAATATTATAAACTCTTGTAAGTTAGCATTAATAGGTGATGTTGCACTACTTATTGTATATGCCGCATCATTAAATGTTGTAGAATTATCATATGCAGACTCTTGCACACTTGTTGACAATGAGCTTCCTAAAGAATCATAGTCTACATATAATCTTTTGTTATGTAGTCTGTATGTTCCTATATGATAATTAGAAGCATTAGAGCTTGTTAGCGTTACGTCTATTGATGTTGTTCCATCACTTACTTGTGCAACTAATTCTGAATTAGCAGCATAAGACAATTTTATAATTTTACCTGAATTTGTATAACTTAAAATATCTGATGATGCATTACCGCTATTTTTACTTACTTGAAATATTGTAAAATCAGATGTTATAGGTATATTGTTTACAGAATTAAATAAATCTGTTGTGCCATTAAACTCTACTCTTGATTTATCATTAGCACCATCATAAGTATATCTTAAAGGTTGTTTAGTTTTTGTTGCTTGTATTAAATTATTATAGCTTCCTGAATAGTCTGCCCAAGCAGAAATCTTTTTAGTAGGTATGTCAAAGGTCAATCCGCTATCTGCTCTTAACCAAGTTACAAGATTAGCTACGTCTGTAGGGTAAACAGATTGAGGTCTAAAGCATTTGCTAAATACCTTCCAAGTAAAAGTCATTCTTATTTGAATTAATTGGTCATTAGCAACCTCTTTAACTCTTTCTACAGAAACATCTTCGCCTTCTAAAAATCCTGTAACAATGTCATCTTGATAATTTTTTAAAAACATATCTAACCACTCATTACCCAAGTCTTGCAAGTTATCCCATCTTTGGTCTAAATTAACATTTGCTTGTGCTGTCCTGTTGTATAAATCAGAAAAATATATTTCAAAAGTGTAAAGCTCCCAACCATTATCTAAAGATACTTCAGGAAATACTGAAGATGGTGGAGTTATTAGTATTGATGGATATTGAGTATTATGATTATCATTAAATTCTTCTGTATAGCCAAAAAACTTATCCCCATAAGTCCATTTGCTTTTCATTACTGTTACTATGTCTGTTAGTCTTATTGCCATTAAGTTATTTTATTTGGATTGTGTATTTTTTCTTGCACCTTAGATTCGTATTCGTTTTTAGCTGTTATCCAACTTAGATAGCTTAAAACCTTGTATAAGTTAGTATTCTTAACACTATCTATACCATTTACACCTTCTGTTTTAAATATACCCTTCTCAGCAAGCATATAAAGGCTGTTAAGCCAACCAAATGGCTTTACATATATGTCATATAGGCTTTTGGTCTTTACTATCATTTCGCTAGCTCTTTTTTCACCGAATACATATTTGAAAGTTTCGCTAATTTTATGTTTTGCTGAGTCAAAAAAAAACCGAACTCCCAAACGACGTCCATTGTTAACTTCTTAAACATTTCTGTTTTTTGAGGAATAACATCATCATCATATTCTTCTTCTAATTTTCTGCATAATATAGCCATCTGCTCAGGCAATACATCAAACTTACCGTGTTTCATTGATTCTATATACATCTCAAGCTGTGTAGCCTCTATATAATCTCCATAAGTATTTTGTCTTAAAAATTCTGATGGAAAAAAGTATGTTTCTCCTTCACACTCAAAAGAACGCATACCTTTTGGCTTGTATTCCTCTACAAGACCATCTAAAACGCTTATAACCTTATTTACGCTATCAATATCTATTAGCTTCATAGATTCTTTGTCTAAGCCTGTCATATAGCCAAACAAATCTCTATTCATTTGTATATTTTGAAAATCCTCTAATTGATTATCTACAAATTCTAAATACTCTACAGTATGGTCTATTTCTTCTTGCTTTTCATTTTGTGAGTTTCTTCTTAGTTTAGCTCTATCAAAATGTGATTTAATTATTGTTGTCATTCCACACCAATATTCTAATGTCATATCCTTCCATTCTGTTGGGATTGTAACATCTCTCTGCTCATCACCTTGCTTTAGACTAATTACTATGCTCATTTCTTTTTATTTTTATAAGTTCTATTTTTTCTTTTTTAGATTGCTCGTATTCTAAATTTTCAATTATTGCTGAGGTTCTTTCTACAACTTCTATTGTTTTTTCAAAAAGTATTTCTGATAAATAATCAATCTTATCATCATTATATTTATTTTTTATTCCTGTCAAAAAACCCATACAAGAGTATAACATTAGATTAGGTGACATAAACACCCATTCTTTTGTTTTATTATTGTGTTCAATAATTTCTTGAAACTCATTTGTGTACTTAATAATGTTTTTTAAAATATCATTATAGTCATCAAACTTACCATACTCACAATCTTCAGTAGCTTCGTATGCCACACCTTTAATAAAGTTTACATAACGCCTTATTAAGACTTCGTGTTCTTCATTTATACTTTGCAGCTTCATATTATTCTTATAATTTCGCAATTATAAGATTTTTTTAATTACTATACTAGAAGTTTTTGGAAATCCAAGAAATTTTAGGAAAAATATAATATTTTAGAGTTGTTCCACATATGTTTATTGATTGCCATTACCAAACAATCTACCATATCGTCGTGTTTAGCTGATGGAAATTTAACTAGCTGTTGTAAAAATTCTTCGTTCCAATCTCCCTTCAATAAACTAACCCTTCCTGTCTCTAAAGAAGCACTTATATCTTGCACTCTTGCTACCTTATCTTTTGATGGTGGCTTGTCTTCTCTTACGTTTAAGCCTGTTTCTTTTTTTAATGTCTGCACAATAGATTTTCCTGACGCTTTAGGCTCTACATATACTCTACTTCTGTTCGTATATCCATTTTTAGCTACCCATTGAGGTATAAACTTAACTAAATCAGGAAATTCTTTATATACATTCACACAATCTATTATTTGCCACTTATTATCTTTATATGTATAGGCAAGCATAGCTGAAGGGTCATTCTTCTCATTTGCTGTATATGCAGGGTCTATAACAAAATCTACTGTTGTATGCTCTGTAGTATGCTTAAATAAATCTATTTTAAACCAATCTGACCTTATCATACCTGAATTTAAAGGTGTAGGTGTCTGCATAAGCTGACCTGCATATCCATAGCTTCCTAAAGCCTGCTTATAATCATCTAAAATACTTCTACTAAATCTATCTGTCCAAAACAAACCATCTTCATCATAGTTGTCTTTTAGTATTTTAGGCTTTAAATCATCAGATAATTCTGCAGGTATGCAAATGTGTTTGTATTTTAATCTACTTTCACCACCACTTAACAAGAAGCCACTTAAATCGTTATCGTGTATTCTCTGCATAATAACAATTCTAACTCCTGTTAATGGGTTATTTAAACGAGAATAGAATGTTGTTCTGTACCATTCGTTAGCATTTTCTCTTTCTACTTCTGAAGCAGCGTGTTGAGGTGATACAGGGTCATCTACCAATAGAAAATCTCCCCCCTGCCCTGTTACCGTACCCCCAACTGATGTCGCCCTTCTTACTCCTAAAAAGTTATTCTCGTATCTTGCTTTTAAGTTTTGGTCTCTCTTAATATGAAACACATCTGACCACCTGTCTTTAAACCACTCAGAGTTTATTACATCTCTACTTCTTGTAGCGTGTTCTATAGATAATTCTGCTGAATATGATGCTGTTATAAATCTAAACTTAGGATTCTTAATCCAAGCCCATACAGGAAACATAACAGTAACTAAAAGTGATTTGGTAGAACGAAAGGGTATGTTGATTACAATGTCCTTTGTCTTTGGTTTATTGTCAATTATTCTTTCTGCTTCTTCTTGTAATAAGTCACACAGATATTTATGATGCCAATTAGTAGATAGCTCAATAGAAGGTTCAACAATGTGCCAAGCTTGTTTAAAGAATTCGTAGAATGAAAGTTCGCAAATCTTTTTTTCTAATGCAAACTTAAGTGCGTTATCAGTTGTTGTCAATTTCGTCAATTTTTGCTCTTAAATCTTCAATGCTTACATCATCATTAAGTTCAATTTTGACTTTCTTGGTTGTGTTATCGTTTATCTCTGAAGAAGAAAGCTTTGGAACTGTGTAATTAAGCAATTTAGATACAGCGTTAATATATGCTTCAGGATTTTCAGCAAATAAAGAATCTAATGCCATTCTAATTTTTGTTGAATGTCCTTCTAACGCCCAAGTTAAGGCATTTCTGCTAATTTGCGTAGTTTTTCTAACTATTTTTGTTCCTTTTTTTCTACCTTCAGTACAAATCTCCCCACCATTAGGAAAATATTTTTTTACTCTATCCTTATATGGATTGAGTTTATTAATGTTTTTTTCTTGTAACTTTTTTCTTTCTTCGTCTGACATTACAGTTGTTTAATAGAGTCTGTTAATTTATTGATATACTCATCTAATTCTTCATCTAACATTGAAGTAATCATCTTGTCGTCATTTTTATCAATTATTACTTCTTCTTCTTCTTTACGACCACCCTCAAAGGTAAATAAAATTAACATTTCTCTACCATCTTCTTCAACTCTTACTTCTAATTCTCCTTCTGAATGTAATTTTTCCATCATATCAGTAGTAAAGTTAAAATGATAATCGTGTTCTTCGTCTCCGTAATACTTTTTCTTTTCTGCCATATTATTATTTTTATCTATTTGCTCTAACTTTTTTATTGCCCAATTAATTCCACTTGTTCCTCCCCAACAATCCCACATTATACCTCCACAGCCTTCGTCGTATGGAACGTCTTTGTGTTGTTGATGTCTCTTAAAAGAAGCCATACGAGCAATAGTGCTTCTTGAAAGTTTTTCTTTTCTTGCTAATTGGCCTGCACGAGTCCACCCTACGTTAGTCCCACAAGAACTACCGTTTTCTTCTTTATACTTTATAGCTTTTTTAGCATTGTTAGTTGCAGATTGTGGATAGTCGTTATATGTTTCTTCTGCATAATAATCAGCATTAGCAGTTTCGCACTCAGACTTTGAAGAATATTGGCACTTGCCACTTTCTCCAAATCTCCATAATCCGTTTTCACATTCTAAACAAGGCATATTACTCAGGATTTTCAGGTGTCCAATCAGTACCTCTTACTATTGCTAATATCTCTTCGTGAGTATATTGGTCTAAGCCCTCTAAAAAAGTAGGAGTTTCGCCCATAAATTTAGCAATAAATAATGTACCATCTAAAGACTTTCTTACAGTTGCAGGACTATCCTCTACGATTTGTGAAAAGTCGCATACAGGGTTTCCCTCTGCATCTACTTCAGTCAATAAACTTG